GGCGAGCGCTCGACCATCGGCGTGACCTGCGAGACGAACGCGCCCAGGCCCTGCAGGAACTGGACCGCGCTGTCTCGCTCCTGGGCGTAGTCGATGGTCGCCATCGCGTCGGTGTCGATCGTGATCCGGTAGGCCCGGGCGCCCTCGTTCTTGAGCAGCTCGATCGCCTGCGGCACGAACTGCGCGTCGGCGGTCCGCTCGATGTTCGATGCCTCGACGATGGACTGCGGCTGCCAGAGATCGCAGATGATCTCGGCGCGCTTTCGCATCGCGCTCGAGGCCCAGTCGGAGACATAGACCTGCTGGAGCTGCAGCCGCGCCGAGCCGAACTGGGCCTTGATCTGCTGGGCGCTGGCGGTCTCGCTCGCGCGCGTGTTCCCGCGCATGATGTCGCTGATCCCCAGGACCTCGTAGATCTGCTGGACCTTGTCCTGGCGGTACACGCGCAGCTTCTCGATCGCGTTCACGACCTGGTCGATGGGCATGAAATCGACACGGCCCTTGATCCCGCCGCCCTCGGCGAACATGGCCCAGTTGTCGACCGGGATCAGCTGGTTCTCGGCCCCCTGCGAGAGCATCCGGTTCACGCCCTCGGCGTTCTTGTCGTAGACCCCGACGACCTTGGCCGCGCGCGTGAGCCAGGTGATCCGGGTGTTAATCTCGTCGAGCTCCTCAAACTGATCCTGGGCCATCACGTACATCGCGCGCGGGACCAGCTTGGTGGTCGTGACGTTCGAGACCAGCGGCCGCGGGCAGGGGAAGAAGTCCGCCAGCTCCAGGGTGTCGGGCTTGTAGTCGAGGATCACGCTGCACCCGGGCGAGTACCAGTAGACCGCCTTGTGCTCCTTGCACCAGATCTCGTAGACCTCGGCCTTGTCCCAGGGGTCGAAGGCGACCGGGCCGGACTGGCCCTGGCGGCCCTTGCGCTGGATCAGCGGGACCTCGGACGCGATTTTCTCGCCAAACCGGGTCGTGAGCGCGTCCTTGGTCATGTAGACCCGGCGCGCGACCCAGCGGACCTCGTTCCACGTCCGCGCCGGCGAGTAGAAGAAGTCCTTCCAGTGCACGTAGTCGACGCAGGCGTCCTCGTTGGCTACCTGCTCGACCAGCTGCGGGATCAGCTCGCCGGTGACCGGGTCGGGCACGCCCTCCACCTCGACCTGCTCGGTCTCGAGCTCGTAGCGGACCCAGACCTGGCCCAGGCCCACGATCAGGAAGTCCTCGATCGCGAGCTTGAAGCTGTTCTCCTGCTCGAGCGCGTCCTCGCCGCCCTTGTTCAGGATCCGCTGCAGGATGTTGGAGGCGACGCGGGCCTGGTCGTCGTCGGCATCGAAGTACGTGCGCGAGACGTCGGCCTTGGGCGGCTTGGTGTAGAGCTGCGCGAGCAGGACCTGCACGGTCGACCAGAACAGGTTGACCTTGCTCGCGCCCTCGCCCATGGACTCGTCGGCGCGCTCGTCCAGGTAGCGCTTGACGATCCGGTCGCCCGCGTCGTGGAACTTGCGCAGGAACTTCTTCGAGGCCTCGATCTCGGTCGCCCAGCGCTGCGCCATCCCCATCGGGGTGCTCTTGATGTCGCGCTCGCTCTCGAACTTCTGCCCCGCGCTGTCGCTGATCATGCGGCTGCCCTTTCGGCATCCAATCGCGGGCGCGTTTTCGTCAAGTAATAATCGCGGCCACGGCACGACGGTGAACAATACTTGGCTGCGCCGCGCGACAAATGTCGCTTTTTCTGAAATTCCGCGCCGCAAACAGTGCAGTTGAGAGTTAGCACTGGTTGACGCGCCCAAGCACCATTGCCGTTCACTCGCATACGCTCTTTGTGCTCAAGAGTTGCGCCGAGTTCTAGCGAATGCTCTGAGTGGTGTTTGCGCCCTTCCACCAACTCAAGGTTTTCAAGGCGGTTATCGCGCTTGTCCTTATTCTTGTGGTGGATGTGATAACCAGCCGGGATAAGGCCACGCTCGCGCTGCCACACAAGCCTGTGCTCGTAGTAGCGCACACCGTTGATCTTCTTGATCTTGTAATCCGCGTTCACCCGATCCTCCGAGATGGCGTTGGCGCGGTGTCCCAAATATCCGAAAGCGAAAACGAATGCAGGTTGCGCACGGCAGCACCCTGGATGTTATCGCGGGGCCCTGTCTTTTTCGTCACCGGCTTCGCGCACAACGAGAGGTACCGGAAGGCGTCCGCGGAGTGGCTGTGCTGGTCGTGCTTGGGCCGGTTCCGGAAGGTCTGTGTGCGCTCGTCCCACTCGCGCATGTACCCGCGCAGGTGCTCGATGCCCTCGTAGCAGGCGCCCTCATCAAACCAGCAGTGCGGCAGGATCTGCCGGGCGGCCTCGATCCCGTCCTGCAGCGAGAGCTCCGGGACCAGCCGCGGCGTGATCCCGGACTTCAGGAACTGCTCCATGATGCTGCGGCCCGTCTGCAGGCTCTTGGCCTTGGCGTCGTGCGGGAGCCAGACCTGGCCCACCTTGTACGGGCGCCGCTTGAGCCACTCGACGTAGTGCGCGATCGGCTCGTTGTCGCGCTCGTAGTGCTCGACCACGCGCAGCCCGTCGGGTGTCTCCTGCCAGCCCCACCAGGCGCAGGAGTCGGTGTAGCCCAGGTCGGCCACGAAATGGACCGGGAACTCGCGGTCGAGCTCGAACTTCGCGACACGGCCCTCCTCGTAGGCCCGGCCGATGTCCTTGGCCCAGTACGCGCCGGGGATCGCGGCGTCGAAGCTGCACTCGTACTCGATCTCGTAGGACTCCTCGGTCATCTGCGCCCGGGCGGCGTCGAGCTCCTCGGGCGGCAGGATGCCGGTCTTGCTCGCGGGCAGCTCGAGCAGGATGTGCGTGCGCGGGTTCAGCCGGGCCTCCTCGCGCAGGTTCCAGAACAGGTTCTTGCCCCGCGGGGTACCTGCGAAGATAGCCCAACCTTGCCGGTCACTCAGGGCCGGGCGCAGGACGCTGTACCAGGCCGTCGGGCGCATGTCCCCGACCTCATCCAGGACCACGGCGTCCAGGTACAGGCCGCGGAGGCTGTCGGGCGAGTCCGCGCCGCCGACGTAGATCGTGGCCTCCTCGCCGGTGTGCGCGCGCATCACGATCTTCAACTCGGACTCGTTCGGATCCTTGACCCAGAAGTCCCGGGTCAGCTCCTTCAGGTAGCTCCAGGCGACCTTCTTGGCCTGCTCGCGGAAGGGGGCCAGGTACGCGGCCTGGGGCCGGGGCAGGGAGCACTCCAGCATCCCGATGACCAGGTCCGCGCACATCGCCACGGTCTTGCCAGCGCGCCGGTGCGCGACCACGACCGACCACCTGGCGCGGCGGTTGTGCAGGGACAGGAAGCAGGCGCGGGGGGCGTACTCGGAGAGCTTCACGCGGCTAGTCGCCCATCCCCATCTGCCTGCGCAGTGCCTTGACGTACTCCATCTGCTGCGCCGTCGCCGTCCCCGCGCTCGGGTCACCCGACAAGAGCCGGGCCGCGATCGTGCCCCTCCTGTCCGCGTCGGGCGCCGCCTTGTAGGTCGTGGTCTCCAGAAACTGCGCCTGCTCCGGGGTCAGGTCGAACGTCGGCGGCGGCTTCTTGCGCATGTGGACGCGGGCCGCCTCGTTCAGCCGGACCGCGTTGAGCTCCTGCGGCGTCAGCCTGGTGCTCGGGTTCATCACGATCCGGTTGTCCTCTGCGGCCATGCCCGCCACGGTCGGGTTCGCCTGAAAGTACGCGAGCTCGCCCTCGTACGGCTTGCGCTCCTCCACTCCATGGATTGCGCCGATGATCTGGCTGCGTAGGTCGCTCATGTCTTGGGTGCCCTTTTGGAGTGAAAAAAAATACAAGGGGGGTGCTGGGGATTGGTGGGGGGCTCCCTCGCTCACACCACCCCCCGGCCTGCCGCTCGACGGGGGGTGGGGGGTCGGGTCGGCCAGCCCCCGCGCCCCGCTCGCCTACCCCGCAGTGCGTATGCTGATGATGCTGGCCCTGGAGACCCCGTAATCGCGCGCTACGGCGCTGACGGACTCGCCGGTACCCAACCTAGCCACCACCTCCCTGCGTTGCTCTGGCGTCGTTTTAGACGGCCTGCCGAGGACTTTGCCCTCCGCCTTCGCCCGGGCCAGCCCGGCCTGCGTGCGCTCGACCAGCAGGTCGCGCTCCATCTCGGCTACCGCGGCCAGCATCGAGAGCAGCAACTTGCCGGCCGCCGATGTCAGATCCGTCGTGCCCAGCTGCAGGACCACGACCTTGATCCCGCTCTCGCCCAGGCCGCGCACCGTCTGCAGCACGTCGATCGCGTCCCGGCCCAGCCGGTCGAGCTTGCTGACCACGATCGTCTCGCCCGGCCGGATCTTGGTCAGCATCTCGCGCCACGCCGGGCGCTGGCTGGCGGCGACCTTGCCGCTGATGCCGTTGTCGGCGTACCAGTAGTCAAGCCGGAAGGCACTCTCCAGCTCGAGCCGCTGGTTCTCGGTGTCCTGTGCTGCCGTCGATACCCGCCCGTACCCGAACACTGCGCCCATGTCATCCCTCCACCTGTTAGAAAGTGGTGTGAGAATAGATATGGGTGTCGACAATGTCAAGGCTTATTTTCCTAACAGTCGTTGATGTCGTCCGGCGGCACTGCCGGAATACGGTCGTTTTCTGGCAGGGTGTTGAGCTCGATGACCTGGCCCTGCTGCGCCACGCGCCGGCCGACATCGCGCCCGGTCAGCCAGCCGAGCTCGATGCGCAGGCTGCCCTCGGACTTGCTGTTGACCTGGAGCGGGATCACGCGGCTCACGACGCCGGCGAAGATCTTGCGGTCCTCGACGCCGCCACGGGCCCGGTCGACCAGCCAGCCGGCGAAGCCCTGCGGGTGGCACTGGCCGGGCTGGGTCGCG